ACATACTTGATGTTCCGGCAGGATGTGAGACATATTGCCAGCATCAATAGAATGATGTAGAGCAAGTTTTTCATAAAACACTATCGCTTGAAGACCACTCCGAACTTGCCAGCAAAGTATTCAATTCTTCGCCTTCATAAGTAGGATAAGGATATGTAGGTTCAACAGGCGCATCTTCTCCAAGTTCGGGGAGCGTCATAGCAGGTGGAAATAACAAATCATAGTTTGCTACTTTCATTATGACAGACATACCATCCGTACTTACTCTAGGAACTAAATGCAATTCATTCAAATAATCCTGTGGTATTTCATCTAATACCGATTTAGGCAATACAATATATTTCATTTTATTTTACGATTAAATAAATTACTAAACAAACAATGTCAACTAGTATAGGAAAGGTCATTCCTGCAAGAATATCACACCAATCAAATGGAGAACCATATTCTTTATCTTTATATTCAGCAGACATCATGGATGCTATCGTAGCACCACTAGCTATAACTGCATTAGGTATAATGTCTACACCTAATGCAAAACCTACTACAAGGAAAGTGGAATAGATGATAGCACCCACGTATGAGTGCTTATCTCTATTGCTTTCCTTATACCAATCGTTTATTATTCTTATTAATTTCTTCATTCTTGTATAAATATAGGATTAGTTAAATCAATTATCTCGTCTCTTTCAAACATATTCTTTAGGAACATTATTTCTAGGTTGGTAATTGTCTTAGGATAGAGCATTAGTTTGTAGAATACCATTTGTGCATATCCATTAGAAAATTTACCTACTGTAATACCAGCATCATCAGTATTAGTTCCTGTCGTTATAGCAGTACCATTGTAACTATTCTTTGTAGCCCAGCTTAGTCCTTGAACAGGTTGTATAGTATTATACTGCCCAAAATTAAACTGCCACTTATTCCCATAATCAGCAATGAATGCTCCACCATTCTGTTTATGTGCACCTTTAAGAAGTGTTGTAGCATTATATGGAATACTCAGAATAGTTCTCTTTATAATATAAGTATAATCAGTAAACGCAGGAATATTCTCATTGATAAGATGGTCGTTTACTCCATCAAGTACTAGACCATTAGGATAAAGAGGAAGCATTTCGATAGTTACTTCTTCGTTTACTGCAAGAGTAGGCGATAATTGGAAATAAATAAGGTAATATCCTCTATTTATATCAATATTATATTTGTCTATATTCTCTTGACTAATTGGTGAAATTGTGATAATGGTATCTTCATTAGCAATTAAATCTTTAGAAGTTATTCCTAAATGAGCGCCTTCACTATTCCCACCTACGGTATAGTAATGATAATCGCACTTAAATCTTATATTTTTATCAGATTTAAATTTAACAGATACAGGATTAGATATAATTTTTAATTCTGTGGTATTAAATTCCCAATCGCTATTTTCTCCTAACTTCTTTAAAGTAATATCATAAGGATTACGAGATACAATACTAATACTATTACTATTGTTACTAAGCGACCATGAATTAGTGAATTTACCTAAAGTATAACCACCGAACCCTGACATCTTATCGTAAGCCAAGTTATTATTAGTCAAATCATAATCACCTATGGCTACACCTCTTTGCTGAATAGTTGCCTTATCTGCATCGAGATTGGTTTTACCATAAGCATCCCAGTAATAAGGTGGTAATTCTACCTTAGCTTCAATACCTACATACTCGTTCAGCTCTTTAATCTTATCGTCTGTTGAGATGTTGTCGAAGAGCATGAAGTCATATAAAGCATACTTAGCGAAATAATCAGCAGTAGTTCTATTACTAGCTCCAAGAGCAACTGTTTTATTACTAACATCAGGATTTGTAATAGTAATATTATGAATTATATTTTCAAGGCTATAACTTTCTATATATTCATTTCTAATACCATCAATATAAGTAATCCCATTTGCATTTTTTATTTGATAAGCAATTTTGTTATTTGTAGTATCATTAATACTTATTGGCATAATGGCGAAACTAGTAGTACTACCATTATCTCTTTGGTCGTATATTAGATTTCCTATTGCCTTATTTTGCCAATTAAGTTTAATTAATACTTGCTTACCTGCAATAGTAGGAATAGTAACAAAGTCATCTACACCATCCAACTGGTATGAACCATCTTCATTAACTCCACTTCCTTCTGCATAAGCCGAGTTATGGATAACTCCATTATTACCATGACCGGATATATCAGGAATATATCCTAATATCTTATAGCTAGAGTTAGGAATACGTAGTAGTCTAGGAGATAGGATACACTTTGGTTCATTGTTGTCAATTAGATATTTAAATGGCATATTCCAACTAAAGACCATCTCTTTGGCAACAACTCCGGGGTTAATATTCCAATTTAATACTTCTCCATTATATAATACATTACCTTGCCATTCGTACATATTAGGTAATAAGTTAACTACGTTACCCTTAAACCTAGCACCTACTTTTAGTTTACTTCCCCAACTATATACCTCTTCTGTATCATAATCAATAAGAGTAAATAAAGATGGATATGGTTGAACAATATCTTCGTATCTGATGTACTCGTCAATCGTGATGTTTATCTTTTGAGGGGACTTGGAAGATAAAGTGCCATTAAAAGCATAACCATAATTAGAATCTATGTAGTCATATGTCAACTCTACTCCATTTACTTTAATAGAGGTCACTTCATCGACTGCTCCACTTGGTTTCACATAAATTATAAACCTTGTACCTATTGGATAATGATTACCTAAATCTAAGTCACGTTGACCTGCTTCACCAAAATAAGTAGCTTTAGTTATCGTATAATCATTTACATTACTAGTGTATATTGGTCTCCATTCTACCATATCCGGATACAGCGTACCCAGCTTGTGCTTCTTTAGCTGACGCTCGATCAAGAACTCGGACATGGAATAAGGGAAGGACATGAGAGAGTAGATGGCTCCGTTGAAGAAACGACTATCGTTATCTCTATATGTACCTAACCATAATTTATCACTATCTATAAATCCACCAGATAGAATAGTTTCTCCATTATTTACATACCTAGATTGATAAAATATTCCTCTCTCTGTATCATCAGCAAGAATTACATTTCTTGCACCAAAAGAATAAGACACTTTTTCTCCAACAGCAGATAGAGTATTGAGCATAAAAGCTCCATTCGTTGTAGATTCAGATTTTGATAATATAGGAGCATCGCTATCAGTACCAATATTTATTTTAAGTCTCTCATAATCAGCAACCACCGTATAATCCTTGTAAACAGGCATCCCTGTCACCTTACCGAAGTCATTTACTCCGTCAAGGCATAGACTACCTGCGTGGGAAGGAATTTGGGTGATAGTTATTATGTTGGCTTCGTTCTTTACAACTTGAAATCCCGAAATATTACTAGTTTGAGGTTTTGCAGTTCTGACATCAGATGGTAATGTATACTCTCCGTCTTTACCCATCGAATAAACATTACTTTGTCCGTTTGAATCATAATATCTATAAATCAGCTCTTGACCTTCTAATAAACCTTTTATTGGGATTTTAAAAGAAGGTATATCGGTACTATTGGTTAGTTCCGTGTTAGCAAATAATATCCATCCTGATAAGCCATTATAACTAAAACTAAAAGGAGAAGAAGTTATTTCTTTACTTCGAGTCCATATTCTTGTATCTGACAGGTCTGTCTCATACTTCCCAATGCCTGAATCCAATTTCCAAGCAATATTGTTCAACTGAATATCCCTACCGTTACCGGAAAAGTCAATCAGCTTGTCGCCAAACTCTGCGTGGTTATCGTTGGTGATTCCCTGTTTCTTGACATCACACAGTATATCAGGTTTAAGAGTTCTATCCAAGTTGAAGTAGGCGATTACTTGGTTGATTTCATCGGTAGTCAGTACCTTGTTGGCGATGATTGTCCAGTACCAAGCGAGTTGACTTGCTTCGATTAATTCACTAATTCTTCCTACAACACTGAATTTAGCATCAAATATTGTTTGTAAACTATTATTTGACTTAACATAATAATCTGCTTCATCTCCTAATATGTTTTTTATATCAGATTTAGTATTATTAATTAATGACGCACTATAACCGTATATCCCAGTTTTACCGTAATTATAAACATCGCTTCTAACGTGTTCTTTGGAATTACTATTTTCTATATAATTAGTAGTTGCTATGGTATATGTAGAATTTAAATCTATCTGATGAATCATACTAACAACAGTAACCTCATCAGTAATACCCATCTCCTGTACGGTCTTGGTGGAAGTAATCAGGTCGTCGATTCCGTCAGTTACGAATGCGCCATAGTAAGGACTACCTTTATCTGCGTAGCCACTTCCTTCAGTGTAAGCTGCATTGCTGATTACAAACGGATTGTCAGGGTCCACCAAGTTCTTGACTATAGCCCTGTCCGGATCGTCGTTGCTCTTACCGTAGCAGATGCACACAGCTTTCAAGGAGGCTAAGACTTCCGGGTCGATGTAAGGACGGTCGGACGAAGCACGAGAAGGCTTACCGATTCGGTTCAATCCGATCCGGTTAAGCCCTATTGTGTTTAATGAGACTTTATTAAGCATCATTCAGCCTCCGTTAGAATTCCACTTGTTACTTCTGTATAACTTTCGATACGAATTACCTTCGGATAAACCAAGGCGTCAAAATCGTAATCGAATATTTTCCCAGAATCACTTTGGATATATCCCGGAAGAAATACAGGGTCAAAACCTCGGCTTTCGGCTGTCCTCTCATCCATTGATTCTGTTTCACTACCGGTCTTCTGATAGATTCTGATTTCTGATCCGGCAACACGGTCTAAATGAATATTGAAATTGCTGTTGACAACAATTTCTGATGCATAAAGATCCTGACTCGTTATTTGGGTAAATTGTAAATCTGCCATGATTGTTCCTCCTATAAATTATAATTTTAAAACCTGTTTTTTCACATTGCAGCTATCATAGCTAACGTGAACCCATGAGAAGTTCTTCTCATCTATCAGCTGCGTAAAAGGAAGTTCAAGTTCTTGTACGAGATTGAATAGCCTTTTGTTTTCCGATTTTGTATTCGGAGTGCCAACTATATCGGCTGCCATTCCTTTCATGTGTTCGCTGGTCTTACTTCCTCCTACAGCCTTGTTTAATGCTTCGCAACGGTATCCGCTCGTTACAGTGATAGGTTTGCCATAGGCTTCTCGGAGAGGATCAAGAACGTTGTCTATTAAGCCATTCACATTGCATATCAATGCTTTCGGCAGACGGTTGTCGATACCACGCCTATCTGCCGTTTCGCTCTTTACCATTTCGGCTACAGTGAAATACTTTCCCATATATCTTTCCTCCTATAATATCAATGTTAATACTCCCAACGCCAGACCCACGCAATCACAGATGATGTCTTTAATTGAAAACTCTGTTTTCTTGCAATACTTGTCGTATACCTCCTTCAGGACGAAGATTACGACGGTTATAATGATTGCTGACCACAGTGGCGTATATTTCGATAGCCACATAACCAAGTTCTGGCATACTATAATGTGAGCCATTCCGTCTATTCCGATCTTGGATAGAAGCTTGCTGGCTAAGGCGCTGATTTTATTTATCATATTCATTTTCTATTTTATTCTACTATTCCCTGTTTTTTTACGTTTCTTGGGCTTATTTACCGCAAATGCATAGAGTATGATAAAAAGCAAAAAGGGAAAAACACAAATAATAGTGTATAAATTCATACTTACTTCTCCTTTTCTATAATTTCTTTCACATCTTCCTTATCAACCTTAAACACCTTCTTACCAAACACACCCAAAGCCCCGATAAGATTGATGTTAATCCCCTTTGGCTTCAGTATATTCCCAACTATCGAGCATCCCTCTATGAAGCATACCAATAAGCAGGAATACACATCTATAGGATATTCATTGTGGCTTGCCACGCTAATCATGCAGACCATGCAGACGAAAGCGAAGTAAGTGACCATCTTCCCCATAGTGGCACGGATTGCACGTGAAAATCTGACCTTTTCACCCATTAGTATACTTTTCCTTACTCCGAATAGGAGATCGCAGAGGATTACAGCACATGAGACAATCAGCCACGGAATCATATTTTGCAATGATTCGGCAACAAATGCAGTGGCTATTGCGGCAAATCCTCCGGTAGTGGTATGTACTATTGCTTCTTTCATAAGATACAAGTTAGATAAACGGTTAACAACGAAATTACCTCTATCCAGAACATCGGCTTTCTCTTTATGAAGTCGGAGATGAAGTTACCGGTCCAGTGCTCACTCATGGAGATAGCCATGTACGCAATGAATCCAGCCCATAACAATAACCAATACCAAGAATTGCAACCTACCCATATCTGGGAGAAGATTAAAGACATAGCAGCACCGATACAATGGGCGGTTTTCTGGCTTCCTTTGAAATTGGGAGATACACCCAATACAATCATCCCGACAACCGAAAGGAATACAAGAAACTGGCTGTTTTCCGTACTTGCTTCAAATGCTGCCGGAAGAAGCAATGCACCGGAGCCGATCATACAAAGCCCGAACCAGAACTTATGCGTCAGGGCATAGTAGGTATCACTGATAGAGTAAGGGATTTCCTTCATCTTCTTTATCATCGCAAGGACGTAACCGGCAATGAGGATAAACGACATTAATACTAGTAGAATCATAGCTTTATTTGTTTATAGTTTATAATACAAAATTGAGTTTCTCCGGATAACCGGTTTTATAATTGTAGGAATTAACCTCTTCTTTGCTAAGCAAATTTTTCACAGCTGCAATATGAGCCTGTGTAGTATTGTAGCAATCAAGAGCATATAATTCTAATTGGTCAAGCATATTTAAAGCGTCATTTACAGGAATTACATACTTCTCCGCATTGTACCACAAAGTAGTATATACCCGACCCGCTCCTTTTTCTATGTTTATTGAGTTGACTAATCCTACACGGGTGTCTTTATCCAGCCATATTTGTTTTCCGTCCAGCGTCAAGGAGTTCACAGCATCCGACTTGTCGTGAGCGTTGATCTCTGCGATCTTCATCTCTTTCAATTCATCAATGGTGTACTCATGCTCGACCAATACCGGGTAACCGCTTTCGTTCTCCTTGATTTCTTTTCCGGATGATTGACCGTCAAGCAACTCTTGCCAGTATTCCACTGATATTTCCATTGCTCCTTTTTGTGGTTCATCATAGAAACCGTTTTTCCAATAGATCTTTTTCATAATACTTCCTCCTATTTCCACCTACCTATTGCCATCCAATAAAACGACCATATACTTCCTTCTATTCCACTACCATAACCGAATCTGTTTATAGAAGTAAAATATGAAGTATATTTATTTATTATAAAAGCAGTTGTAACTACCACTTCTGTAGTATTTGCCGCAACAGCCCCCGTAGATACTGCATATAACGAATTATAGAAAGATACCGGCATATATATAGTTCTTGTCCCTGTTGTTTTAGTATCTGAATATCCCCATTGTATCAGCAGGCCGTTATTGAACTTCGCATAACCGTTCTGGCCGAGTGATACAGTCATGGCGTTGGAAAGGTCGGATTTTGCATATTGAGACAGATCAATATCTTTTAATTTAGACTTTTCTTCACTTGTCATAAATTTTCTATTTGCTTCTTCTGTTATGTCTCCAGCAACATGCGTATGTTCGATTAAAGCAAACAGATCATTACCAACAGGAAATACATTCCATGTTGAAGACGGAATAGAAGGTTCACATCTGAAAATACACAAATAACGGTTTTGACCAAACGCTAAAAAAGAGCATTCAGTATTATCATCTGCTATTTGAATATTTAATGCTCCTAAATTATAAAAAGCACCTTTTTCATCTATAACGTATACGATCTTTCCTGCTTTCCAAGCATTAGTAATTGCGGCTATTTCTATTAACTGATCGTTAGTGACAATAGATCCGTCTTCTATTTCTCCAAAAGATAAAGAAGACTTATATACAGATAATTCTTCCATCAATTTTCCCTGATCCTGCCAATCTCCGTCGTAATAAGCATAATAACTATATGGCTTTTCTCCTACAGCGTACAAACCCTTTTGTGTAGGACCATCAGGAAAAGCCAATTTTAATTCTTCTAAAGTGTTATAATGCCCCAAAATCTCAAAAGATTGATTCCCGAAAGATTTAACCATATCAACCATCAGACCGCCAACACGTAACGCAGTATTCGCTCCGTCCTCTTTTTCGTCTCTGATTTGCTTTGCTCTATCTAATAATCCTTCTGCTTCCATATCATTCTCCAATTATTCGATAAACCGTTCTATTTGCCTTCAATTTCCCTCCACCATTATATAGAGGGAAGTCATTTTTGCAATCATTCAAATACTGTACACACTCTTTTAAATACCTGTCCGCAATACTGAATGTATCATTGTAAGCCATAACTTTCTCTTTTATGTCCGGACGAGATGAATATTCAGATTCTTTATTTACAAATCCAAAACGAGTAACATTGCCATCTCCATTTTTTACGATACGGGCATAAGTATAATAAGCAAGTGCTGTTTTAAGACCAACAAAGGACTGTCTGATACCGCACTCGCTATCATATTCCCCACCATTAAGAAGAATATTATATTTTTCAGGATGTTCCTTTACTTCAAGAAATAATGCATCGCCTAATGCACTCTTGATGTCAATATTTTCAGATTCACGAATATATGTCTCTATTTTAGAATCATCCAAATGAATAGACATATCACGGGAAAGTTTAGATACCTCCTCCGTTGTTATTAGATACTGCTGCATTTCTCACATATTTAAGAGGTTCAACACTGTAATCATTTGAAGGATTAACCACTTCATACCAACCGTCAAAAATCTTTTGAAAAGCCCGTTCAATCATGCGTTGTTGTTTAGAAACAATAGAATTATAGTATTCAAAAGCATCTTCCAAAATATCACCAGAAAAACCGACTTTACCAATACGGATGCAGTACCAAGGTTCTTGACCATACGCAGAATATATTCTTTCTACTACACTCGCATCCGTAACGGAAAACTCTTTATCGTAATTCTTTGATGACAGATCGACAAACTCCGGTTTTTCTTCATCAGAGCTAATTTCAACTTCAAGCATCTTTAATGAGTTAGTGTCTCCCTGTAACTTTCCTAGCATATCAGAAAAACCGTCATTATCATTTAAACCTGATGAATCCTCTCCGGCAATACTTTGTCCTTTTTTGGTTATAACAATACCGGCTGATAGAAAATTACAACGAACATTTCTAAACTTCACGTTAGCTAAGCCTTCGTCTGTACTCATTTCTGTTACAACTCTATCGGCACGTGAACGAGGGTAAACATTTTTTCCACCTCCGGATAACCATAGGATCTGCCCTTTATAATACTCAATACCACCAGCAGCTTCTATTTGAGCTAAAACCACCTCTTTTCGAGGATTGAACACATCTATAAAATCAATATTTTCTTTTTTTACTTGAAGAGGTTTACCGGCACGTGTCTTTTTGCCGCTCCAATCCGGATGAACTGCTATCTTTGCAACATACCCGTTAGAATCTTCTTCCAAAAGCCTGCAATTTTCAAAAGGGACATAATTCAATTCACATATTTCTCCAAATATGTTATAATTAACATGTAATGACATTCCGTCAAAATCTCCTACGTCAGGGCATACAAGAGCGTGAATATCATCTACGGTATCTCCTTTTCTATTTACGACATATTCAGAAAAACGAATGTCTTTAAATCCGTTACCTTCGATAAAATTGGCATATCGCTCTGCACATTCGCTTCCGGTAGAGCTTGCAGCAATGATATTGCGGAGAGTTTGAGGGTAAAGGTTGTCATCTCCAAACCCTTGTATTCCAAACTGACGCAAGTAAGATACATCTACTCGGTTACTGCTTTTCTTTTTAAGGTCCTTTACCCTCATAATGGATTATTTTTCTTCTGTTTTCTCTGACTTTTCAATATTCTCCTCTTTCTTTTCCTGCTGTTTATCCAGCTTTTCAGCGTCTTTTCTTTTTGCAATTATGTCTTTCGCCTTTGAAAGATGATTGTTCAATTGTTTTTCGGTGATTTTTCGTCCACCAAGCTCATAATTTGTAAGTTCGGCCAGCAATGAATCTTCTGAAACTCCACTATCAAATGCTTCAACAATAATTGCTATAAGTTCATCGCTAATAGATTCTCGTTTCAGTACACGTTTTCTTACTTTATTCTCCCAATCTGCAGGATAGCCTGCAAAAAACATGATACCTTTTGGATTATCCGACAAATAGTTTTCTGCAAATTCATCGGTAATGTTCTCATTGGTATACATTTCCCCACTTCCAAACTCTTTTTGTAGGACAACACCATTTTTCAATATGTAATTTGATTTTTCCTTCATTTTACCTGTTTTTTTTAGATGTATATACATTTCAATCACAGCATCATGGTAACAGTCATTACAAGATGTTTTAACGAAATTCCTCCCGAAAACGTCTCTGTACATTAATTCAATGTCAAGTTTGTCGGAAGAAGAGAGAACATCACGTTCTCTCAATTCTTCCAACTTACCAACCACTTTTAATAATTCCATGATTTACCCTCCTACAACAGATGTAAGAGCATCTACAGCCGCTTTAGTTGTTTCATAACTTGTTTTATACAAGAATAAAGCGGATTTAGGAACTTTCGTTTCCGTAAGGCTGATAGACCAACCACCATCTGTGTCTTCTGAATACTTATCATTGCTTATTTCTGCAGCTTTTAGGCCTTGATAATAGCCATATACTTGGAATGCAGAATCTCCCGGATTAGTTTCCTTTTGCAAGCCCTTGGATTTATTTTCCAGAACAACGACAAACTCCCCATTTGCTAATCCGTCAATAATATCACCACATACATCAGGGTCATTAGCCAAAACGACCATATTAACGGTGTTAGTAAATGTATTACGATATGTCCCTGTAGCCAACGCTACATTTGTCCCTTTAAAAGGAGTACCGCCATAAACCACAACTTTATATGCTTTCTTGCCGGATTTCATCGCCAACGTTTCAATCACATTCTTTCGAGTTGAATTGAAAGTGGTTGCGGAAAAATCAACATCAGATCGATTAGCAATAACGCCTTCCTGTTCTATTCCCGGAACAATAGGATCATCGCACGACGGTGCGATGTCCTTTTTGATTAAATTGTCACAAACTCCTGACATAAAATCTCCTTTCTTAATAAGCAAGTTGGAACAAATTATCCTCTCCAATCAAACAGCCAAGGCGACCAGCTGAATAAGCCTTGGTTACTCTTTCATCCTGATTGAACCAAATTTCCAAATCAGAAATAATTTGATTTGCGGGAGAGCCAACAAACAGCTGCTTTGGAGAACCATAAATAGCACGGTGAGGAAGATTCAGTTTAGTTCCATTGTTCTGGTATTTTTGAATAAAGCGATCCCAAATAGAAACCCTATATACCATAACTCCATTGTACTCTGTTACATCCAAACCTTTAAAGATTTGTTCCCATGTCAGAATCTCTTTGTATTCACGTTTCAAATCTTTGGTAAGGGCATCGCCTAAAGACTTAGTACAATAAATAGCAGCACCTTCCATTGCAGCAATACGAGGATCAGCGTTTTCAAGCAATGAATCAAAGATTCCGATTGCAACATTGGCCGTTTTAATTCCGCTCAACTGTGCTGCAGTAGAAGCTTCGCTGTTGGCTGCAATATTCACTCTTTGACCTGTATTGGCTGCACCGATGGCAAATAATTGTTTCCAGAAACCATTGCACGGTTTGAACAGTTCAACATCTACCCCATCTGTGATTTGTCCTGTTGACACGTTTTGAGCTTCTTTGTCTCCAAACCAAATAAAACGCCAGAACATGCGCTTAATTGCAAGGTCAAGAGCCGGATAAATGATAACATCCATAATCTCCGTGCTTGTCAAATCACCAATATCTGTACCGGTCTTTAGCGCATATTCAGCAATAGTGTTCATGAAGTCCTCATAACACCATTTCAAAGGAACTGACCATTGTCCAATATCCCATGTCTTTTCCGCTGCCTGTACAGTAACATCTTTATAAGTAGGATTACAGGGAGCACCAGCCCAGCCTACATCTTCCATTTCTCCGGTCCATCCAAGTTTTTGCCCGTTCTGTACATTTTGAACAAACGTAAAGAACTGCTCCAAGGATTCATCAACAAAGTTCGTCAACACTAATAGATCACGCAAGCTTTTTACCGCTCCGTTATCCTTCGTCAAGTCTTTTACTGAATCTAAAATATTCATACCTTATACCTTTTTTGAGTATCTCTTTTTATTTTTATCTCTCGCTTCTTCTAACTTTCGTTCCACCAAGCTCACCGGTTTTGTTTCTTCATCTTTCTTTGTCTGTGGAGTATACGACCGGCCTGCAGGCACATAAGAACCAGTGGCCTTTTTTAACCAAGCTTCTCCACCTGCTTTTTCCACAGCCGCAATGATACGAGCATCGGTTTCACTCTTTGCACTTGATTTTAGAGAAGCGTTCTCTGCTTCTAGTTCTGCAATACGGTCTTTCAAGGCTTGTGTATCTTCTTCGTTGGAAGAAGGATCTTTAATCTCCGTAATAACTCCATCAACCACGATAACCGTGCGTCCGTCTTCTAATACAAATTCACCATCAGGAGAAGCCGGATCACCAACCTGAATTTCTCCTTCCTCACGTTCTACAGTCAACTCATCACCGGTTGATGTAGTAATTACCATTCCGACAGCTTCAGGAGTTTCCTTTACTACCCCCAAAGCAACACCAAGCATGTGAAATGCCTGTGCAACTGTCACTTTCTTTTCTTCTTTTGACATACTTTCAATATTAAGATTACTATTAAGCTCTGGTTTGGATGCAGATGCAGATGCAGAAGCAGCCGGAACAATAGAAGACACAAATCCCAGCTCAATAGCCTTCTCTGCATCAAACCAGCTATCTGTTGCCATCTGCGCCTCTAATACTTCTCTTGATTGTCCTGTGCGATCTACATAGAGATTAAGCATCTTTTCTTTTTCTGCTTCCAGATCGCTTTTCAATTCTTCCAATTTAGCCAAAGTTATATCCCCAATTTTTGCACCGGACGGATAATAAGGAGAATGAATCAATAGCTCGGCATGTTGATATGCGCTTCTTCGTTCAAGTGGTGCAGCAAGTAAAATTACTGTAGCCATAGATGCAGCATTTCCTACAACCTTACATGATATTTCCTTTCCAGAAGCACGTAAAGCATCATAAATAGCATAAGCTTCTGTGCAGTCTCCACCACAAGAATGAAGCTCAATATCTATTCTATTATCATCGTTGGGAATCCAGTCTATAAAGCCCTGTATATCAGGGAAAGAAATTGAATCGTTACCTGTTAGCCAATATTTTACCTTATCAGCATCAGCAGCAATGTCTTTGTTGATGTATAATTTAGCCATATATCTGTAATTGTTTGTAACAAAGTTACTAAACCAGATACGGCTATAAGAATGTAGGACTAAAATTGCACTGAAGTAATCGTTTCAGTAAAAAAGAGGGTTAGCAACGCCCACCCTTAAACTATAAATTAACGTTAGAGGAAAGCTTCTCAATAACGTTGTAAACCATCCTTTCCGATATATTATATTGATCGGAAAGATATTGCATTATGTAAGTCTTTTTATGCCCTTCTTTAATCATCAGAGAGTACTCCTTATATAAATCCAAATATTTAATATCGGAAACATTCAAGGATTTGTCACACATCACTTTTAAAGCTAATGCATTCATTGATAATAATTCGTATGCTGTCATAGGCTACCTAAATTTTCAAGTACTTCAACTCGTTTTCCAACTGTGTTTATTTCGGTTACAGATACTACAGGGTTAGGCATCATCTGAACTCCCTTTGCTACGGCTCTTGCTAGCATATCCTCTCCCATGGTCTGATTACTTGATGCGGTAATGTTTATAGGAACACCGCCCCCCATTTGGTTAAATGAGGAAAGGATCGGAGCGAATAACTCCGTAGTTCTTGCTGTCATTACCGATTCTCCGTTACTTAGTTGTGCCGGTATGCTATCACTCGTTCCGGTTCCCGGCCCAGTAACTAGTCCACCGGTTGCAAACTTGGCGGACTTTACGGTTTTAATAGCAGTTGCAATATTGGCAAGGATAGTAGCGACAGTTGTTGCAATAGCTGCAATATTACCTGGAAAAGGCACTGATTGCGCCTGCGCAACACCTGCAGCAATTGCCTTTCCTGTATTTACTGCTATTTCACCCAAAGCCAATACCTTAGAGAATTTAGCCAGCCCTTCATTACTTTCTCCTAATTGTTCAGTCAGAGATATAAGCCCTCCGGTAATTTGGGCAACTGCATCATATTTAGCCTGCTCTATAGCAATCTCTTTATCTGTTAATTCTTGCTTTGCATCAATGTATGCATTTTCAGCCTCTAATTTACGCAGATTAAATGCTTCGATACTTTCACCTTCCATTTGTTGGATGGCGTCTAATTCAGCTTTTCTTTGCTCAACTTTAACACGGAGAATTTCTTCTTCATTTCCATGTAATTCTGCGATTTCTGTTTCAAAGCGAAGCCTTATTGCCTCCTGCTCTTGTTTAGCAATATTGGCGTTTCGAGTATTAATTAACTCTTCCAACTGCTTATCATATTTTGCACGTATGGCAATTTTCATCTGCTCGGTAAGTTCCGTATTTGAAAGCTCCAACTCTTGCTGTGCCAGGAGTTGATTCATTTTTAATTGATATTCCTGCTCGCTCCCCTCTTTTACAGATTCTAATTGTAAAGAGATAAGTTTTTGACGGTTTTCAATCTCCTTGGTTATCTGTTCATCTGCCAACTTCTGTAGTTCTATTTTACGTTCTTTCTCTTTAGCCTTAATTGTGGTAAGTATGGCGTCTCTAGCTTTAGCAGTAAGATTTTGCTCCTCTTTAAGTTTCTTCTTTAAATCCTCAATCTCACGGGAATATGAGAGATTTATTTGCTGGCGTTGCTTATCTGCTCCATCTTTGACCAAAGCCAACATAGCATCTTCTGCTTGCCGGATGGCTTCTATCTCTTTATCTTTTTGCTCTTTTACAATACGGGCATATTCTTCTGCTTGTTTTTTTGCTTCTTCAGCCCTAGCTTTATCTTCTGCTGCAATTTCTGATTTTATAGTATTGGTCTGCTCCAATAATTCCATTGTTTTAGCATAGTACTCTTTCTCTGCATTAAATTTGGCAGCTTCCAATTTAGCCAATTTGTCATTCGTTTCGGCATCGTTTTCAGCCCATTCAGAACGCTTCTTCAATAATTCATATTCTCTTGTCGCCAATTCAACATTTCTTTTCGATTGCTCTTCTTCCAATTTATTAGCCTGTTCCACAAATTTCAGTCGTTCCTCTGCTGTGAATTTTTCTTTATCCTTGGCCTGTTGTCTCAACTTGGCAACTTCTAATTGGTCTTTAGCGTTCTGTACTTCATCCTTTCTGGATTGTTGCCTTATGGCAATTTCTTCTTTCGCTAACTCTATAGCCTCTCTATTCGCATCATTATACTGCTTATACAATTTCCCCAATACCGGCAATTTTTCAAGTTGGGTATAAATCCAGTCATTCAGCTTTGCACCAGCTTCTACTACAGATAAGATTGCTCCTGCAACAAACTGAATAACGCTTAGAAGTCCATCCAAAGCCCTTTTTAATGGAGCGATGATAATACTCCATCTATTAGATGCTTCCTCGCTTGAATTAATAGCCTTTGCTACCGCCATAACAGCTAGAGCTATAGCAGATAAGATTGCTACAATAGGATTAGCCAACAAAACGAGTAATTGCTTAGAAAAAGCCTTAACTGCTACTGTTCCTGCATTAAATGCTCCTTTCAATCCTCCTGCTCCTTCTTGCATTTGTATTAGTTGCCCTATAAAAGGAACATTGGAAGATACCGCATTTTTGATAGCCTCTTCATAACTTCCAACACTTCTATAAAATCTTTGTGTTTCTTCTTCAGCTCCTTTTATAGAATCTGTAATATTGTTTATACTATTCTTTAATTCTTGACCTTTGGCGGCATTTCTTTCCGCTTCCGAAAGACTATCATACTCGGCTGTGAGGTTAGATAGTTGAGCACGAAGTTGTTTCAGGCTTCCTTCTTGTTCCTGCTCAATCTTTCGGTTATTCTGTATCTCTTTATTGAGTACACGAATAGCCTCTGTGTATTCTTGTGATGCAATTTTGGTTTCAGTCAGCTTTATATTATAAGCATCACGACTGATTCTTCCTTTCTTTACATCTTCCGTTAATGTTTTCTCAACCTGCTTTAAAACATCAAGTTGCTTCCGATATTCTGCAATCTTCCGGATCGCATCATCATATCGGACTTTTATCTCTAATACTTTTTCTACTGCATCTTCTGCCATAGTATTACATTTTTAAAAGTTTACACTCGCATATATCGTTTTCTTTGGTCTTTATCTCTATGATAGCCAGATAACAACCATATTGAGCCAAATAAACCGGTATATCCATCTCTAAGTCCCGTAACTCGATACTGTTAAGACGGATATACTCGGTCACTA